GCAGCGGCTGGACAAGGTCGCGACGGCTGGTGAAGAAGTAGGATTCAGCGACGAGCAAATCGTTGCCGCGATGGAGATGCAGAATCTCGTCGAGGGGACGCTCAACTTTTTCATGAAGCTGCCGCTGGCTCTGGCGCAGGTCGGCATCAGCATGGGAAACGCTTTCAGCCCGCTCACCAAAGATGAAATCAGAAAAAAGCTCGACGACCTGAAATTGGTGAGATTCAAAAAAGAAATTGAGGCATCTGGCGAAACGCTGGCCGAATTGAAAAAAGATTTCGACCAGATAGGAATGTCACAGGAGAAACTAACTGCGGCAAAAAGGAATCTCGCTGTCACGCTTGGTGCAGAACTCGACGCGATGCGCGGGCAAGGCGACCCAGTCGCTACCGCGAAAAAAGAGATCGAGGTTCAAAAGGTTCTGAATGATTTGAAAAAGGACGACACGACGGAGACGCAAAAGCTGAACGATCTTCAGAAGCAAGCTGGAGCCCTTCGCGCTCAAAGTATGCCTCAAGACCTCAAGCAAATGCAGTTGAGGCTTGCGGCCGACAAAGAGCGTTTGAGCGCCCTGACATTTGGTGGAAAAGAAGTGCAGCCATTTGCATTAAACATGAAGGCCGAGGATAAAAGCACGGCGCAGAAAATCAAAGACCAAGAGGAGATGATTCGGCTTCTCCCCCAAGTCGCAGCCGAAGAGGAAAAAATCAACGCGCTCATGAAGGAGCAAAACAGACTCTTCGACGACGCTGGCCAGATTCTCGCCACAGGATTCGAGGACGCAATTCTGAGCGGGCAAAAACTCAGCGAGGTGCTTCGCGCAATCGGGCAGGACTTGGTCCGACTCGTCTTCAGCAACATGGTAACGCAGCCTCTCGCGAAGGGAATCGGGACGTTTCTTTCTGGTATGCGCGCCGAGGGCGGACCCGTGAACGCAGGCGGTGCCTACATGGTCGGCGAAAAAGGCCCCGAGCTATTCGTGCCCAGCTCCTCGGGCAGCATCGTGCCAAACGGCGCAATGGGCAGCAGCGGCGGGGGCTCGGGCGGCGTGACCGTAAACTACAATATCGCCGCAGGCGTCTCGCGCGCCGAGCTGGTGCCAATCCTCGAACAGGAGCGGCGGCGGCTCAAGGCCGAGATCCCCGACATGGTGCGCCGCGGGGGAAGCTATCGCAGTGCGTTTGCTTGAGTTTCTAGACGCTTATGGCCATCACCTATCCTCTCACCCCTCCCGCCGCCATTCGCATCGCTTCCTTGCGTTTCTCGGCCATCAGCGCGGTCGCCCGCAACATCTCGCCGTTCACGTTTTCGAGCCAATCCTACAACTGGACCGGCACGATGCTCAGCGGCGATGTCGAGTGCCCTCCGATGAACCGCGCCGACGCCGAGGAACTCATCGGCTTTCTGATTATGGCTGCGCGCGGCACGTTCTACTTTCGCGACTACGCCAACGGGACGCAGCGCGGGACTATGACCGGAAGCCCACAGCTCAACGGGGCGCACGTTGCGAACACGTCAACGCTCACGGTCGATACCGGCTCTGGCTCGTGGGCCGTCGGCGATTACATCCAGCTCGGGACCGGCAGCAGCTCGAAGTTGCACAAGATCACGCAGGTGAACGGCGACCCGCCCACAGCGACCTCCTACGAAATCTTCCCGCTCTTGCGCACGGCCTACCCTGACAACACGACGATAGATTACACGGATGCCGTTGGTGTCTTCCGCCTCGGGACCACGACGTGCGATTGGTCAATCGACACGGCGAAAAAGTATGGGCTGAACTTCTCGATCTTCGAGGCGATCAACACATGAGCCGCACAATTCCTGCTCCTCTCCTCGCCTCGACGACGGCGGCGCAGCTCAACCCGTTCTTCGCCACGTCGCTGGATTTCGACGACGGCTCGGTGCGCTACTGGACCGGCTACGGCACGATTACAATCGGCAGCGTGACCTATGCGGGCCTCGGTGCGTTCTCCTCGATCTCGACCATCGAGGAAACGGAAGACCTGTCGGCGCGCGGGCTGACGATCGACCTCACCGGAGTGCCCAACGATCTCGTTGCGGCCGCTCTCGATGAAGATTACCAAGGGCGGACGGCGGCGGTGAGATTCGGCACGCTGAACGCGGACACGGGCGCGGTTATCGACTCAATCACAGTCTTCAGCGGGCGCATGGATACGATGGTGATTTCCAACGATGGGAAATCAGCAACCATCGGCATCCAAATCGAAAGCAAGCTCGTCGATTTCCAGCGCACGCGTGAAAGTCGCTACACGCACGAGGAGCAGCTTCGCAGATACCCAGCCGACACAGGGCTCGAATACGTCGCAGGATTGCAGGACAAGGTGATTTACTGGGGCAACGCTAACGCGACCGCGTTCCGCACGGGCGGAAGAGATGAACCCTTAAACGAAGAACCATAATGTTTGAAGCGTTCGTATTGTTCGCAAAATTCGTCGGAACTCTCCTGCTAGAAGCTGGAGTTTCGACCGCAATCGTAAATGTAGTTGTCGCAGCGATACCCTACATCGTCACCATTGGGCTGAGCATGGCCGCATCGCGCCTCCTCGCGCCAAAGATGCCGTCAATGGGCGATCTCAACGACCGAGGAATCATGACGCGCAGCCCGACGTCACCGCGCCAAATAATTTACGGGCAAGCGAAGGTGTCGGGCACCGTCGTCTTCCTCGCGACGAGCGGAGCGAAAAACGAGTATCTGCATCTGGTCGTGACTCTGGCCGGTCACGAGGTGCAGGAAATCGGCGACGTGTATTTCAACGAAGACCGCGTGATGGAAGGAGGCGCATTGACTGGCTACGCGACAGGGAAATACCAAGCGACGGCAAGCTACACCGGCTCGCTCATCCACAAGTATCTTGGAACGACGACGCAGACGGTGGATGAAACGCTGGAGGATGATTTTCCAGTGGCATGGGACTCAAGCCATCGGCTGCAAGGCATCGCCTACATCTATTGCAAGCTCACTTTCTCCAACGAGATTTTCGTCGGCGGCATCCCAAACATTTCGTGCATCGTTAAGGGCAAGAAGGTCGAGGACCCGCGCGAGACGATCACCACTCCGCCGACCCTCGTTTATTCCGCGAACCCTGCGCTCTGTTTGCGCGACTACCTGCTCGACGCCGATCTCGGCATGGGCATGGACAGAAGCGAGATTGACGATGCCTCGGTCATCGTGGCCGCGAATGTTTGCGACGGGCAAGTCCAGATCAAGCCGAGCAGTCCAGCGACCTACGAGAACCGCTACGAATGCAACGGGCAAGCCGTCACGTCCTCGACGCCTGACTCGATCATCGGGCAGATCCTCTCCTCGATGGGCGGGACGATCGCTTACAGCGGGGGGCAAGTCGTGGTCTATGCGGCAGCGTATCGCGCGCCCGCGATCACGCTGGACGAGACGCACATGGCTGGCGGCTTCACGGTCTCGACTCGCCTGAGCGCGCGCGACCGCGTGAACGCAGTCAAGGGCACGTTCATCTCCTCCGAGAATCAGTGGGCCGCAGCGGACTTCCCGCAGATCACGAGCGCAACCTACTTGGCGGCGGACGACGGCGTTTATCACTGGCGCGACGTCATCCTTCCGTTCACGACGAGCAGCAGCGCGGCGCAGCGCATCGCACGCATCAACCTGCGGCAAGCTCGCGAGGAAATTATCTTCACGGCGAAGTTCAATCTGACCGCGATGCAGCTCCGCGCGGGCGACACGGTGAACCTCACGAACGCAAACCTCGGCTTCTCATCGAAGGTGTTCGAGGTCATCGCGTGGTCGCTGTCGAGCGACGGCACGCCGCCGACTCCTGTAATTGAACTGCAACTACGCGAGACCGCTGCGAGCGTTTACGACTGGGACGTGGCGGACGAGGTCGCGGTCGAGAGCGCACCGAACACGACGCTGCCAAATCCGTTCTCGATCGACCCGCCGACGAATCTCACGCTCACCGCAGACGGAACGACGCAGTTCATCCAAGCGGACGGCACGGTGGTGCCGCGCATCAAAGTGGCGTGGAGCGCGCCGACCGAGCAGTTCGTGACGAGCGGGGGAAAGACCGTCATCGAATACAAGGAGGGAACGGCGACGACATATCTGGTGTGGTCAACGGTGGACGGCGACCAGACGCTGGACTTCATTTCGAGCGACGTGCGAATCGGGACGGCCTACAACGTGCGGCTCTACGCGCAGAGCTTTTTCAACACGTCATCGACCTACACGGAGGTATCCACCGCCACGCCGGTCAAGGACACCACCGCGCCGGTAACGCCCACCGGACTCGCCGCCGTAGTCGGCACGGGCCGCGCCGTCTCGCTCGACTGGAACGACAACACCGAGCCGGACTTTTCGGAATATGGCATTTATCGCAAGACGACGGCGGTCACGCCGCCAAACGCCAACACGAACAAAATCGCCGAGGTGCGCGCGTCGCGCTTCGTGGACACCGACGTGGACATCGGGACGACGTATTATTATTGGATCAACGCTTACGACACGGTGGAGAACGTGTCAGGGTTTGCACCCTACGTTGAGGCCACGCCATCCGCCGTTGCCGCATCCGCAACGGACTCGACGCCTCCGGACCAACCCGCAGCGTTTTCGATGTCGCTCACGCAGCCAGGTGCCTACCTGTCGAG